TTGTCACCGTTTATAAGGAATTATAATTATAGGAACAATGTTATATGCTCTGCTAATATCATCAATGAATGTATCAACCATGATACTAAGATGGTATTCACATCTAGTATGGCAGTATATGGAGGACAGGAACCACCATTTACTGAGGACTTGAGACCACAACCTATAGACCCTTATGGGGTAGCAAAGTATTCTGTTGAGGTTGATCTTGCTATAGCAGGAGAACAGTTTGGTATGAAGTATAATATTGTCAGACCACATAATGTTTTAGGTAGGTATCAAAACATATGGGATAGGTATAGGAATGTAATTGGT